CTCTTATATCGTTTTGTGCCCACCAAGCTGAAGTATCTTCTAAAATTTCTTGGTCTGTTGGTGAAATTAAATAACGCTGTGCTTTAAATTGTAAGTACTGTTGTGTTGCTACAGCAGTTGCAGTTAATCCACCTAGTCTTTGAGCACCTGCGACTGCTAAATTTCTGTTACCTGTTGTCCAACCTCTATATGAATCTATAGCTCCTCGTCTAGCAATATTTACTGTGTTTCTAATTATCTCTGAAGTAAAAGCAGGGAAAGTTCCTATAGGTAATCTTCTTAAATACTTAACTGATCTAGGAATAAAGTTATAGGTGGGCATAGTATCTTTAACAACTTCAGCAGCATAGGTTCGTAATTGATTTTCATTCATTGCACCACTTTTTAAATTTGGAGTAAATACTTTTCTATATCTTGCTAACTCTCTATAGTATCCTATAATTTTAAATATATCATCTTCTGCAGAGTATACATCTCCTGCTATACCCATAGATTTATCATAACCTTTTTTTAACCAACCTTGTGAACCTTTAAAAGCGTCATTCATAGATCTAATAATTTGTTGTGCTCTTACACCACTTTTTAAAACACCCCTTGATACTAATTCTTGTATAATCTTTATTGCTTCTGGATTATTTTTTGTTAATGTGTATAATGATTTAGGTACTTCTTTAAGTATTAAAGGACCAAGATTACCATTAGCAGCTAAAACCATAAGATTACTTTCCATGTTTCTTACGTGTGTTCCTGCAGATAGAGAAGTTTTAGATGCACTTGCATATCCACTAATACCATACCATGTACCTAATAACTTATTATCTGATGCATTAGGTAAATCTATACCTCTTTGTAAAACTTTCTTATAAGCAGGTGAGGTAAAAACATTAGCTAAAGGATTTACTTTAGGACCTAATTGTTGTATATATCCTTTTGCTAAATCTGATAATCTTTCAGAAAAATCTTCTCCTCTTTTTGTTGTTGGTGTTTTAGCAACTTTATAAATATTAACACCATAACTATCTTTAGCAATATTTTTTATATTAGTTAAAAAATTATGTTCAACAACTATATCACTCATCTTTTTAATAGATTCGTTCCATTGTCTTAAAGGATCTTTAATAGGATTTAATATAATTTTATAAGCTTCATCTATAAGTTTTCTACTTTTTAATACATTAGCAGAGCTTGATGATCCTGCACTAGATCCTCCTAATTTTAAAACATCTAAAAAATCTATATCATTAACATTTAATTTATTAACATATTCTTTAAGCATACCATTTATCTCATCTGGCTTTGCTTTAGGCATAGCTTTTTGTAAAGCTGCACGAGCAGCACTAACTATTTCAAAAACTTCTCCACTTGTTTTTTTTCCATCTAATACTTTAATAAGTTTTTTAACATATGTAGGATTTACAAAAGCTTCAAAATCTTCTGTTAAATATATACCCATATTTTTATCAATGGTTGCATTAATATTTTTACCTAATCCTAATGCTTGAATTTCTTTTGATACATCATCTGCAATAGTTCTTAATTTTAAAATAGGTTCTCTAATTTCTTTAGGTAATAGATTAAGAGCTTCTGTTTGACTATTTTTTGCTAGTTGAATATTTTTATTATAATGTTCTGTAAGAAGTTTTATTTCTTTTTTTGTTCTATTCTTTGGAGACTTATTTAAAATTTTTAAAATTTGTTCACTTGCATTTTTTTCTATAGGTAATCTATGTCCTAATGCTTGTTTTATTAAAGCTATAGTTTCTGGTGGTAAATTATTATACTTCATACCAAAAACTTTTTTTACTGTTCTTTCAAATTCTCTTGAATAAGTTTTAGCTATATCAGTTACTGCTTTTAAACTAGCTTCTTTATGTTCGTAAACTCTAAATGTCCATTTATCCATTCCTTGACGAGAACCCATCCAGCGATTTAACCAAGAACCTGTCTTTCCTTTATTAGGATCACTAAGAATTTTAACAGGTTGACTTACAATAGTTTTAAAAATAAAGTCACCATCAGAAGTTTCTGTAATTTTAGTATCTGTTACTTTAGGATTTTCAGGTGGTATTCCTTTACTATCATCAACAAACTTACCTTTTTTTACTGTACGTACCATAGCTTTTGAAAGTCGTATTAATCCTTTAACTCCTCCAAAAACAGTTTCAAAAGCTGCTGCTCCAAATGCAGCATCTATTCCTTTTTTTAGGATCTTTATTGCATCACTATCATCAGGATTTATAGCTAATCTTTTTAAAGGTTCAAAAGTTTCAGGTCTCAATGCTATTAACGTATTAGCTATATTAGATTCTTTATCTCCTAAAAGTATTTCAGCTCCTGTAAAACCTCCTATTCTTTTAGCAAAACCTGGAAGTTTAGGAAGCGTTGTAGCTAAACCTCTTGTTATTAAACCTGTACCAGTTACAAGAGATAATATATCTCCTGCTATTTCTTGACCTTCTGAAGTTACTGGATTAAGAACTTCTTTAGTAGTTCTATAACCTTTTCCTAAATAAGGAACCTTACTTATAAATTTATCAACTTTTTTTGCTGAATGTTCAATAAAATCTGTAGCAGTTTTAGGTAAAACCATATCTCCTAATTGAACAACTCCTGTAACAGCACTACGAACACCACTAATAATAGGTTTTGAAAGATATTTATCTGTAAAGCTTTCATATTTAGGTTGTAAATATCCAGGAGCTTGATAATATTTATCTGCTTGTGATAATTCTCCTGTATCAAGACCAAATAATTTATCAACTTTACGTAGTGCCTTTCCTACTATAGTTTTAGGGGAAGGTCTATCATAACCAGTTTCTAGTAATTTATTAAATTTTAGTGTATGTTGTCTTTCTTCTTCTAACTCTCTAGAAAATTCTTCAGGATCTATTCCTATACTATTTAAATATTGACTTATATTACTTTCATTAACACCACTATTAGGATTTTTTAAAACAGATATTAAGTCCTGTTTAACATCAACAAAAGTATTTGTCATATAATCTAAGGGCATATTATTCTTCTTCTTTTTCTTCGTCTTCTTCTACTACAAGAGGTGATAGGCTATCTATTATTTTTTGATTTATCTCTGATACTTCTGGTACTTTAATCTCTGTATTAATTTCATCTAGATCTATATCTTCTGCAAGTCTATAAGCTTTTACATCTGCTATAGCTTGCTCTCTATTACCTGGAGATCTTTTTTGTCCTTGAAAAGGTTTACCTAACATAGTATCATTATAAATTTGCTGTAAAATACTATCTAACATATTAATTTGTGTAGCCAAAGATGCACTTACTACGTTCCCACCTTTTCCTTTCCAGTTTTGAAAATTTCCTTGTCTATCAAAGACAGCATTAGCTCCTAATAAACCAGCAGCATGTGATTTTATAGCTTTTTGTACAGGTTCAGATACGTTATTTAATTTTAAAAATTCAATATTAGCATCTAAACTATTTTTTGCAAGAGTAGCATTTAAAGTTCCTATATCAACTTCAAGTGCTGCTCCAGTTTTTAGAGCTTCAGATAGTGATAAAGCTAAAGCCATATCTCCTGCAGCTAATGCTTGATTATATTTCATTTCTAAATCTATTAAATCTTTTTGTGATTCTCTTGTCTTAGCTCTTGCTTTTGTTTCTGCTTCTCCTACATCTGAACCTATTCTACTTAGAAGTTGAGAAACTTGCATACCAGCAGTTGTACCTTCTGGACCTGTAACTTCTGGTGACATACCCCATTTAGCCATAGATTTAAATAATGCTTGCTCTCTTTCAAATTGTCTATTAGCTAGGTCTGCTTCTATAATAGATTTTTGATAATCAGTTGATTTTTTAGCTAAAGCTTTTTGTTTTTCGTGTGCTATCATACTTCTTTTATAAGCTCCTTCAACTCCTTCAGGACCTAAATAGTGGAAAAATCTATTTATGGCAGGTACTTGAGGATCAGATCTTGGCATAAATATACTTTCATCAATTTCAAAATTAGAACCTATTCCACCAGGAGGTGTTTGTTTTCTACTAACTAATGAAGATATACCACCACCAGTTTTACCAGCAGCTCCTGGAGGAAATTGATAAGGTGTTCCTGCAAGAGTCTTACCACTAAATTGTCCATAGAGTTGTCCAAGTCCTCCAAGTCCACCTATAATTTGTTGACCTACACTTGGACCAAAAGTCGCTGGTTTACTTGGTTCAAATGTTGTTTGACCTAGAGGTGCACCTATTACCATAGATTGATACTTACCCATTTCTCTAAAAGGTTGTTCTCTTTGTTTTAACCATTCAGCATATTCTTTATCAAGTGCAGTTTGAGCTTGTTGTTGTTTAGCTGCACCTACTATACCAAGACCTCCTAATTCTGCAGCAGCTCCTTTATATGCTGCTGTACCAAGATTACCTATCTGTGATGCTGCTTGTCCTGTTCTAGTACGTTGTTCTTGCAATCTCTGAACAGCATCTTGATAAGCTTGAGCACTTCCTTTAGCTTGTATATCAGCTAATAATCTTTGTTGTGTATCTGCTGCCATACCTTCAAGTATCGCTTGTCTACTCCCACCAAATGCTTGAGATTGTGCAGCTTGTTGTGCTAATTGTGGAATAACTTGTGATTCAAATTGTTTAGTAGCTTCTCTCTTTTCTATATCAGTAACTGCTTGTTGATAAGGTGACATATATTCTTCTATTTGTTCACCAGTTATAGGAGCAGCACCAGCTCTTGTCATCTCTGTAGCTTCTGCCATAGCAGGAGCTTGTGATCCTACAAGACCTGCAATACCTGTAAATGCTTGTTGTTGTTCAGGTGTAAATTCTGCAAGTGTAGCTCCTGTAAAACGTCTTAAAGATGGATCTTCTGCCATTCGTTGTTCATATAATGCTTGAGACTTACTTAATATATCTTTATAATAAGGAGCAAGTTCTTTAGGTAATTCTGAAACACTTATCTGTTGTGCAGGAACTGGTGGTGTTAATTGTTTTTCACCAAAAATAGAAGACCATATTGCCATTTTATTATACCCTTTCCATCATGGGTCTTAATGCTTGAAGACCATTTATTTCATTGGGTTGTTTTATTGTACCATAAGCTTTCTTACGTACACTTTCAACAACACCATCCATTACTTTTGCACCTGCATCTGGATTACCATTACCAAGTGCAGACATTGTATAAGAATCTACAACATATTCAGAAGGAGATACAGCTAATGTTCCTACTTGTTTACCTTTATCTTTTATGGGCATGTAAACATTATCTTGCATACCATGTCCTTGACCAGGAACTTGACCACTAAATTCTCCACCATGTGCTCTAGGTATAACAGGTTTTTCTACTGGAAGAGAAGGAAGAGGTTGTTTAGGGAGAGGTTGTAATGCTCTACCTGAAAACAGTTCATTCCAATCGCCAGATTTTACTTCAGGAAACATAACTTTTAATTGATTATGTCCTTCTTGCATAGTCATATTATATTTAGTTTCAAATTCTTCAGGAGTCATGTTACTTAAATCATTTATAAGCTCATTTCCAAGACTATCTCTAGTATCACCAACTACATCAGGAGTTCCAATTTGATCTCCTTCTTGTCTATGTATTAAAGAACCTAGACCACCACCATGTTTAGTAGGTACAAATCTATCAGGATTAAATCTATAAGTTGGTGTTAGTTTAGGTCGTGCTCTTCTACCATAAGCTATATCTAATATTTCTGCTTCAGTTAAATTATATTCAACACCACTAGGATCAACTACAACATATGTCTGACCAAAACCTGTTTCTTCAGGTGATAGTACTCTTTTAATTTCCCACTCTTGACGTTCTAATTCTTCTCTAGCTTCGTTTAATGATCTTTCCTTTTCACGATCTCCTGTATAATCAGGTGTCATAGCATCTATTGCTGCTAATTTAGCTAATCCTGTACCTGTACCATAGTCTTCTATAATACCTCCAGTTATTGATTGAGGATCTGTTATATAATCTACTCCTTGACCTACTCCTCTACCAAGTTGAGTATCTCCTAGAGCTGCTGTTTGTCTTTGTATCCAGTTAGGTTTAATAGGAGTTGGAGCTGTTACTACATTAGGATTTCCTGCAGCAGCATATAACTCTCCTACTTGTGGAGTTACAGGTTGCATAGGTACTTGATAAGCTAAATTAGAAGCTTGTGCTCCACTATATAATTTTTCAGCACCAGTTGATCCAGGAGTAAAAGATGTTGTTACATGTGCTGGATCTGCTGGTAAATTACTTACTGTTGGTGGACCTGAAACAACTTGAGGACTTTGCCACATAGATCCAGTATTTTGATAATTCGTATAACCTCTTAAAGCACCTGCTGATAATCCACCTAATGCTGCAGCTTTCCAAGCATCAGAAGTTTTTGCACCTCCAGCTAATGCACCTAATCCTGAACCTACTGCTGTACTAAGACCATATGCCATAGGACCCATAGCAGCTACTTTTGCAGCTAGAGGAGCGTTTGCTGCCATACCTGCAGGTACTCCCCATCCCATATAAGCAGCAGCATAAGGTGCTGCAATAGCTAATGCAATAGGAGCTAATTGTCTAAATGCTTTAGATTTAGTTACTTTCTTAATTGACTTAGCTGCTTGTTTAAAAGGTTTAAAGAAACTTTTAATACCCCAAGCTTCAGGTAATCCTGTAATAGGATTATATGTAATTTCTCCAAGTGAAGATAATCCTGCAACTTCTTCAGGATTCATATGAACAAGCATACTATCTCCATGTCTTCCAAAAGATGCAAGACCTTCTGCTGTATCACCTATAATTTGTACATTCTCTGCCATTCCCCCACCTTTTCTTTGTATAATAGGACCTACATCTAACATAGGATTAACAGGTCCTTGTGGAGCACCTAACATAGGATTAATAGGAGGAGCTTCCATAGCTGCAATAGTATTTGGATCTAATTCTAAAGTACCTCCTGCTGATATTGGAACCCTTATAGTTTGATTAGGTTGTTGTACTTCTGGAGGAATATTTTGTAACATAGCTCTTGGATCTCCTTCTGGTTGTAACATAGCTCTAGGATCTCCTACTGGTTCTTGAACAACAGGTAATCCCATCAGACCAGGATCTTGACCTTGCATAGATTGCAAAGCTCCTAATCTATCTAATGGATCACGACTTCCAACATCCTCTTGAAAGTTTTGTAGTTGTTCTAATTCATTTATCATTGTCTTATTCCTCTTATTAATATGCTGCTAATGGTTGATAAGGTCTTGTATTTATAGTTGTAGGTGTTATTCCTGCAGGTCTTAAACCAGGATCTCCTGTAGGTGTATATACTCCTCCTGCTGCTTGAGGACTAAATTGTCCATATCCTGTTCCTTCAAATCCTGTGGGTTGTGGTTGACTTATATTTTCTAATGCATATCCAAATCTAGGATTATTTATATCTCCAATGTATCCTAAATTTTCTATATATTGTTGATGTTGTGGATCAGAAATACTTACACCTACAAAATCCTGGGATGCTCCATGTGCATCACCCCATCTAGTCTGTGCTGCTTGTCCTGCATTAGAGTAATACTCAGAAGGTGTCGTAAAAGTCCATGAATATTCAAGAGCATCTTTTAATTCTTTTAATATAGGATGAAATGCAGGTTGAGGACTTAATTGTCCATATCCTGTTCCTTCAAATCCTGTGGGTTGTATAGGTACTGATTGATTAACTCCTTTATTCCAAGCTTTATCCCACTCTGCTCTAGTAGTTTTATATGGACTTTCAGTATATTTTTTTTCAAAATCAGGCATAAATCCAGGATCTCCATAATCTAAACCTAAATAACCTGGATAAAGAGTACTACCTGTTGAATCTGTATAATAAACTTTTTGTCCTCTAGTTTGAGCTTCTGGTAAATCTGCTAGTCCTCCATATTCATCTACTATTCTATTACCTTCTCTATCTACTTTATATCCATATACATCTTCAAAAACATCTTCAGCAGTTTGTGCATCAGGAAAACGACCACCTCCAAATATAGGAGCACCTTGATAATTAGCTTTTATATCTTCCCAAGCTTCAGGAAAATGAGAAGGTCCTCTTTCTACAACATCACGTAATTCTTCTGCAATACCACCTAGATTAGCACCAATATTTCCAATAACTTCTCCTCCTGGAATAGGTGGAGTAAGTATATTTGCTAATTCTCGTGAAGCTCCTGCATGTCTAGCAAGATTTGCTTCATCTCCTTTTGTTGGATCATAATAATCACTAGCTAATTTATTAACTCTAGTAAGAGCTTTACCTGCTTGAGTTTCACCTACATTAAAAATTTCAGATAAATCTTTCCCTTTTAAATTTTTTATAGCTTGAAGAAGTCCTCCTCCTTCTGTATCTAAAGGAATATTAGCAGGTCTATAAGCACGTCTAGGTCTAGGTCTTACTCTTTCTGCTGCTTCTCCTCTAGTACGTCTATTCCAATCTTCAATAGCTTTCTCTCTAGCTTGACGTAGTTGGGCACGATACCCTTCTTCAGCTAATCCTCCTTCTTGTCTATATATTTTTCTGTACATTATTCTTTACATTCATATAGTTTGATTGAGGTTTAGTATTATCTGCAATAAAATTACTATTACTATTATACACTATTTTTTTAGAGTCTGCTATAGGTTTGACAGTTTCTTGTGAATTATACATATTAGGAGGTATAACCTGTCCTGAATTTATATTACCTATATAGGTACTATCATTAATAAATTTAAAATATTCACTCTTCTTCAATTTAAATTTTCCCATGCTTGTGTTGCTGTTGTACTAACATATCCTTTAAATTTACCTGTAGATGCAGAATAAGCTATATCACCTTTATTAGGATTACCTACTAATGTTATAGTAGTAACTGTATAAATATTTGTCGCAGGTCTTGTTTCCATTTGTGTATCTCTAGTATCTAATTCATTTAATAAAGCTCCACTCCATTGTTCAACTTTATTATAAACCTTTTTTGAATCAGGACTATCTTCTAATTCATAATCAAACATAGGTGGTAAATCTGGATAACGTGCCATTATCTTCTTCCATCAGGTTGTATTGCAAGTCTAATAGATCCCCATCTCCAACTTGTATTTGCAGAATTACATGACACTCTTACTCTCCCCTGTCTTCCTCTAGCTCTTAAATCTATTTTAGTTGTATCTTCTGTTACTGTATGTGGTGGTACTGGTTTTTCTCTAGTTGTTCCACTTTCAGGAAAATCTTTTGTCTTAATAGAAAAACTTAATGATCCATCACTAATAGTAAAGTCAGGTATTACTCTACTTAAAAACATTATTTCATTACCATCTTCTATATCAAAGTCTGCTGATTCAATAAAGGATGATATTGCTACTCCATCTGCTGTATATAATCCATCAGGTTCATTATTATATAAATAATTATTATCTCCACTTATACCTGTTGTAATTGTATTTCCAAAGACAGCTTTATCTGCAAAGGTTGTAAATATACCTGAACCATATGTCCAATAGTTTTCATCAGGAGACCATATAACATAACTATCACATTCAGTAGAATCTGTGGAAGGATATAACCAAACAATTTCTTTAAATTCTGAATTTATACCACAAAATATTTTATCTTTTTGATCAACATTTAATCTATCAAATACATATCTTCTTACTGTACATGGTAAACTTTTTACTTGTCCATCAAATACATAGAAGTTATCATAGCCCATCCATACTGCTCGACCATCATAATCAACTGCTGCATGTTGTGCTATTAATCCACAATTCGTACCAATTTGTTGCATTCTAAATATAAATGGTGGACCCACATATTGCATTGTCCATAATGAATTATCTGTCCATACATTAATAGCATTACGTGATCTAACTCCACCTATTATTTTTGTTCCATCAGCAACAACAACTTCACCAGATGTAGAACTAACAGAAGGAACCCAATTTGTATAATCTTCTTGATCACTCCATCTAACAGTCATAGGATCAAAAGTTCCTGTAGGTGATGCAGTTGTATTAAATGAATTACTTCCTAAAGCAATTAAATGTCTATCATTAGGAGATACTATAATACTATTTACAGTCGTAGGTGTTGAATTTGTAGCACCTGAAACTAATGTAGCTCTTAATGGTGTCGTAGATGCATCTGTATCCCAATAATAAATAGAACCTTTTCTTCTATTTGCTACAATATCCTCACCCCAATTATCTAAACTCCATTGTGTTATCTCACTTGAGAAATCACTTGCTCCTGCAGATGTTGGATTATTCCATGCTCTAGTTTGTGATGCACATACAGTTGCTTGATAAGAAGCAGCTCCATAACCTAATCCTGTAACAGCATTTGATACACCAGTTGATAATAAATAATGTATATGTCCATTACCAGAAGATGATTGAGCAGCACTTGCTGTTGTAGATACATTAATAGCAAATGTATTTGTATCATTAACACTTACTTGATATGTACCTGTTCCTAGTAATATATTACCACCTATAGTAGCAGTACTAGTAAAAAATACCCAATCTCCTGTTTGTCTACCATGTGCTGTTGCAGATACTGTAACAACATTAGCACTTACTGCAATAGAAAAAGCATTCGTTAATGAAGCACTAGCTGATACAGGTGTTATATCAAATATTTCATCTCCACTATGTTCATATAATTTTTGAGCAGTACCAAACATAGCTCTTTTAAATTGATCATTATCTGACCAAGTTATTAAATCTCTTCCAGCTCCATCAAATGCTGCAGATACCTTTGCTTCATAACCACCTATATTCTCTGGTTTACCTGCACGAAATCTAACTTTATCTACATCATACCAAGAATTTTCTTCAGCATATTGAGTTGATTCTCTTTTAACTCCTGCTGGAAAATTAAGTTTTACGAGTTTAGAACTTGTTGACATATACTTTACCTATCAAAGTTTTTTAATAAAGCTGCATCAATCGTTGTTGAACTCCTAGCTATATAACATAATATATCTACATCACCAGCACCAGTACTTAATGTAGGAACTGTTGCAGATACAAATTGCCACGCTGTATTATAACCTAATGTTCTACTTCCTGTACCATCTTGAATAATATGTATAGTTCCACTTTGTCCTGCAACAGCATTTGTAGGTGCTGCTAATGTTCTATTACCTCCAAGAGTTACTAAGAAATTATTACCTAAAGCAAAGTTATTTGTAATACTTGCAGCATCTGTTAATGTTGTTATTGGATTATAAGCTCTAGCAGATGTACTAATTTTTAATGAACCTGCTTGATATGTTATATTACCTCTAATAGTTGCATCTGTTGTAACAGAAGTTCTTACATATCGTAAATCTGCTGCTGATACTTCTGGTACATTAGAAGCACATACTCCTATATCTGCTGAAGCTGCTGTGCCTAATCCTAATCCTTTTGTATTCATAGAATATACAGAAGTTCCATCACAAACAACTAAACCTACTGCACCAAAAGGAATATTATATCCATCTCCAGAAGCTGTTTTAATTTTAACTATATCAGATGCAGTTGTATTTGCTGATACAACATTATTAATTACATATGATTTAGAATTAGCAGGTATAATAAGTGATATAGTATTATTAGTACCACCTACAGAACCTTTAACTTCCAGAAAAGCAGAACGAGGAACATCTGATCCTCCATTAACTGCTGATAAAGTTACAGTTGCATTTGCTCCTATTTCAACTGTTGTATATGCTGCTATGGCATCATCAACTAAACTGATAACACCATCATTTAAAACTGTACCCCAAGAATTAGGATTATCTCCATCTCCTTGTTTATTCAGTCTTATTCTACTTGTATATGTTGATGCCATTGTTTACTCCTATTGTTTCATTTCTACTGTGCTATCAATATCATAATTGGCTCCACTATTATCTCCTCCAATTAATGCACAAGAAATTGGATCGTTAGATCTGGTAATAATTATAGTCCATGCTCCATTTTCATTATTAACAAATAGTTCAACTAATTCATTGTGAGAATTTATTGCCCACCATTTCCTTGCTTCTCCATGTGCTTGTTGTAGATTTCCTACTAAATCATCATGTTTGGAACATAATAAACCTTTCATATATGTTCTTGTTTCTATCTCTATATCTTGAGCTTTTAAACTTGTTGTAATAAAAGTTATTATACCTATTAATAAACCTATTAAAATAAATCTCATCTTCTATAATCCCTTATATCTTTATCATCTGTCCAACGATTAACTCTAGCTATTGTATCTACAACTTGCTTACCATCTACAGTTTTATATGTATTAGTATGTAATGCAACAAAAGCATCCATATCACTTACTCCATCTATAGCATCACAAATTGCTTTATGATCAGTACGAATTGCTGCCATATAGGTAAGTACATCAGAAGGTATAGCTGTATCTGCTGTTACTTTTCTTTGTATTAACCAATTAAAACCTTGTAATAAACTATTTGCATTAGTAGTTGCTTTATTTTTAGCTTGTGTTTTTAAACCATAAATAATAACTTGATTTCCATCATCATCTTTTAATTTATTACCAGCTTCATCTGTTGCATCTTCATCATCTAATTTTCTATCAGCAGCTTTAACTCCAATAGTTCTTATAACACTATTACCATCTTCTGCTATTGCATCTGAATGATTTTTTTCATTATAAAAACGTGTATCTAAGTGTGATCCTGAAATTACTATAGGTACTATTCCTAAATCTTTACGTTGTGCATCTGTCCATATTGTAAATATTTGAGAAGAATAACGTACATTATTTAATACTAAAGATTTCTTTCTATCATAGTATTCTACTATTTTATTATCTTCAATTCGTGCCCACATAAATTATTTCCTTTATCTTGCTGTTGCATATTTAAATGGATTTTTTGCAAATGCTACATATACATAATCATTACCATCACCATTTAAAGCATTTGAAGATCTTCTACATTTAAAACCATTTGAAAGAATATCTATTCCTATATTAGAATGATTAAGACCTTCTGCACTTGAATTAGCTTGAAGATACTCCTCTGCTTCATTATAAATATCTCTTACATCATCAAGTATAAACCATGAATCAGCTACATCAGTAGATTTAATCATTACATATGCTGGTCTAAATCCTGTATAAACAAATGTACCATCTGCATTTCCATTTCCTTTATAATATGAAAATTTAGAAAATCCTTCTTTTCCTACAAAAGCTAATGTTAAAAAATCTTCACTTTGATTCATCCATGTTCCAGATACACATCCTATTGTAGACGAAGTAATTGCACTTACATCCCATAAACCACCACTTCCTGTATCATAAGTACTTGTAGCATCTAAATATATTCTACCTTGATCAGCAGGAGCTCCTCCATCATTCATTAAATGATGATAAACTGTACGAGATTGAGAAGCTTCTAATCTCCAATTTACAATAAACTCTGGAGCTGCACTTAAACCATGTCCATAAGTTATTGCACCACTTCCACTTCCAGTATATTTAATTATAGAAAAACCTCTATCTGCATCTACTTGAACTGTTGATGTTATTGATCCATCACTATTTGAAGATGTTGTACCACCATTTGCTTTCCAATTCCAACTTACATATTTCTCACTACTTGTATTAACTTTAACATCTGCTCCTACAGTAAAACCATCAGAAGTCCAAGATTTTAAAGTATCTGCATCTGTTGTTTCTGCTGCTTCTGAATTAGATGTTATTAATTTTGTAACTCCTCTTGTTGAATCAAATAAACAATGATCATCTGCTTGATCTCTATTTTTAATCCATGTAAAATCAGGTTGAAATTCTAATCCTGTAATAGCAAGTGTGGATGCTCCATCTCCTGTATATAATTTATTTATAAAATACTTAGCAGGACCTTTTTCACTTGCTGGATCTGCTGCAGGTTTAGGAAGATTTGCAGCACAAAGAGCTACTGCTCCTGAAGGTGGGCTATAATAAAAATTACCATATCCATTTTCATCTGCATTTCCTTGAGCTGTTTTTTCTCCAGCAAAAGTTCCATCTTGCCCAAAATTAAATATACCTTGTTCTGTTGATGTTCCACCACCCATTCCTACAAATGGAAACCAGTCTTTTGCCTGTTGAGCACTAGTTAAAGATATATCACCTTGAAAAGTACCATTTTTACTAAAATTAATTGTTCCATTATCAGCATCAAACTCAACTCCAACAATATCACCTTCTTCCCACGCATCTCCATAGGTAGCACCAGTACCAGACTCAACATATTTCTGACCATTATTAGAAGCATAAGAAATACCTGTACTTCTACCACCTCTACTTGCATCTATATCAACTGTTGGAACATTAACACCAACACTATGTAATTCATGATCTGTAGGATAATTAAATGCTACTGAAAGATGTTCCCAATACCACTTACCAGTCTTGGGTATTTGTATATTACACATAACACCTCTTTGATTAGTACTTGTTGAATGTTTTAAATTACCTTCAGAAAATGTAATATTTTCATGTTTAAATAAAGGATTTAATGTAGGAAAATTACCACCATTATCTGTACCATCAAAAGTTGGAGAGTCTAACATTTGATCTGAAGCTGCTAAACCAGCAGTAGTCCAGTCATTATTATTACCACTAACATCATTTCCAAGATCACCAGATGAAGCAAAATTTAACCAGAATCCATTATTACCAAATGTTAAACCACTTGGATCTTTAGGAACCCAGACTCCATCTTTAGTTTCACCAAAATCTGATATAGATGCTGCACCATCAATACTAATAAAATCAGCCATATAACCTGAATAATCTGCATCTCCATTATATTGATACCTTCCTATTTCATTGGCATTTCCATTCATACCCCATCCACTATCTGTATCTTGGGATGGATAACCATTGCCATCTATATCTCCCCAATATGTTGTACTTCCTGCTGTCCAATGTTCACCATTATTATAAATTTTTATTCTATCTGCACCAGTACTTTGACTACTATCATAAATCATTACGATATGTCTCCATGCAGAAGTATCTCTACCTCTAGCTAAACTTTGTGCATTATTTCCACCATTACCTGTATAATACATTATTGCATGAGCATCTGAATCATATCTTGCTCCTACTCCTAAAGCCATAAGCACACTTTGTGCACAAGATGCAATTATTTCCCATGTTCCATCTGTTTTATGTCCTTTAACCCAAACAGATATAGCCCATTTATCATTATTAGTTGCATCAGAACCCCATGTTTTAGTTAGTACTGAGGTTGAACCATCAAATCTGATAGAATTAGCTATTTGATATTCATAAAAATCAGCAGCAGTTGCTGTTGAAGCTGCTGCAGCAGCCATTAAATGATTTTGAAAAACACCCACTATCCATACTCCTTCGATAATATTGCCTGAATATTTCCACCTACTCCATCACTTGAAGCAGATACTATTATATAATCTAATCTATCAACAGCTCCATTAGAAGTTGACATGGTTGGATCTGTTCCTGCAATAAATTTCCAATCAGCATGATATGCCATAGTACCACTTCCTCCTTGTTGTACTAAGAAAATACTACCTGTTTGTCCTGTTCTACATCCAGTAGGTTGGGCTAATGTGTGTGCTGCAGTAACAGATGTACTAAAGTTTTGAGCAGTACCAAAAGCTAATGATACAGAGGTTACACCATTAATAGCTGTTGCACATACAACTGCTGCTGCACTCTTTGTTAATTGTAATTGTCCTTCTAAACTTGTATTACCAGATACTCTTACAGTACCTAAGAATCCTGAATTACCTGTTATTGTTGTAGCACCACCTACTTTTAATGTTCCTGTAAGTGTTGTATTACCAGCTACTGTTAAAGTACTAGCAAGATATACAGCACCTCCTACAGATAAAGTACCTCCAACACTTGCATTACCTGCTACAGTTGCAGTACCACCTACAGCTAAATTACCTACTAATACTGTATCACCACTTACGCAGACATCATCATCAAACTCTGCTTTACCAACTGCAGTTAATGTACCTCCTATACCTAAATTACCTGTCATAGTTGTATTACCAGCGACAGTTAAAGTAGATGCTAAATGTGTAGCTCCACCTACACTTAATGTTCCACCAATACTTGCATTACTAGCTACAGTAAGAGTAGATGCTAAATGTACTGCTCCACCTACTGATAATGCTCCACCTATTGAAGCAGCTCCAGCGACTGTTGCAGTACCACCTACAGCTAGATCACCTACAAGAACTGTGTTACCTGATACACAAACATCATCATCAAACTCTGCTTTTCCTACACCAGTAAATGTACCACCTACACCTAAATTACCTGTCATAGTAGTATTACCTGCTATGGTAACAGTAGATGCAAAAGTTGCTGCACCTCCTACTTTAAGAGTTCCAGTTAGTGTTGTATTTCCTGCAACTGTCAAAGTAGAAGCAAGATGTGTTGCTCCTCCTACACTTAATGTACCTCCTACAGATGCATTACCTGCTATTGTAGCTGTACCACCAACTGCAAGATTTCCTACAAGAACACTATCACCTGATACACATACGTCATCATCAAACTCTGCTTTACCTCCAACAACAAGAGTACTTGCCATACTTACTGCATCTTGTAAATGAGTTTCTCCAGCTATTGTCGCAGTACTAGCAAATGTAGCAGCTCCTCCAACTTTAAGAGTACCTGTCATTGTAGTATTACCTGCAACAGTTAAGGTTGAAGCTAGATGTGTAGCTCCTCCTACACTAAGAGTACCACCTACTGAAGCATTTCCTGCAACTGTGGCTGTACCTCCTACTGCTAGATCACCTACTAATACTGTATTTCCAGAAACACATACATCATTATCAAATTCAGCTTTTCCTACAGCAGTAAATGTACCACCAACTCCTAGATTAGCAGTTAATGTTGTATTACCTACAATAGTAGCAGTACCTCCAACATAAAGAGTACCTCCTATTGTAGCATTATTAACTGATATATTTCCTGATATAGCTCCTGAAGGTACATTTGTTAAATTAGCTCCATCTCCATAAAAAGCACTTGCACAAACTTTAGCATTTGCTGCTTGAACATTAGCTCCTGCTATTGTTACAGTACCACCAACGACTAATCCACCTGATACAGATACATCATCTTCAAATTCAGCTTTACCTGTTATATTTGAAGTACCTCCAATAGATACGTTACTTGCTACTGTTAATGTACTAGCTAAATTTACAGCACCTCCTACACCAAGAGTTCCTGTTAATGTTGTATTTCCTGCTACAGTTAATGTAGATGCTAAATGTACAGCACCTCCTACAGATAAAGCACCACCTATAGATGCAGCACCTGCAATAGTTGTTGTACCTCCTATATTAACATTTCCAGAAACTGATACATCATCTTTAAATGTTCCTGCTCCTACAACTGTAACTGTACTTCCTAAATTAGTAGCACCTCCAACACCTAATGTTCCTGTTAAAGTTGTATCACCTGCTACAGTTAAAGTACTTGCAAGATGTACAGCACCTCCTACAGATAGTGTTCCACCCACAGATGTATTACCAGCAACTGTAGCTGTTCCACCAACTGCTAAGTTTCCAACAAGTATTGTATTACCACTTACACATACGTCATCATCAAATTCTGCTTTGCCAGCAACAGTTAATGTTGAAGCTAAATTAACAGCTCCACCTACACTTAAAGTACTAGCTAATGATGTTGCTCCTGTAACTGTTAATGTTGATGCCAGATGAGTAGCTCCACCAACTGATAAAGCTCCTCCTATACTTGCTGCTCCAGCTATAGTAGTTGTTCCACCAATATGAACATTACCACTTACTGATACATCATCTTTAAAATGTGAATAGTCTGCAACAGTTAAAGTACTTTTCATAACTACTGCACCTTCAAGTGAAGTAGCTCCAGAAACTCTAACAGTACCTAAAAATCCTGCAGCTCCTGATACTGTTGCTGTACTTAAAAGATTTACAGCTCCTCCTACTGATAAAGTTCCTGCTATTGTAGCATTATTTGTTACACGTAAAGTAGATACAGATACATCTCCTGATGCAGGAACATTTGTTAAATTAGAACCATCACCATAAAATGCTGAAGCACATACTTTACTACCTACTAAAAGATCACCAGATACTGAAGCATTTTCTGTTACACCAAAAGATCCTGTAATATTTATAATACTTGTAGATATTTGTAATGCTGTATTCGTACCATCACCAGTTTCTACTTGTGTTAAATCATTTGTTACTCCAGTATTAGTACTTACAGCTACTTTTAATAGCTGCTTATAACTCTGTGATATTTGTTTTCCTGTAAGTTCTGTCATATTGTTTGCCACCACTTATCTTCATCTTCCCAATTTACAGCAACATTCTGCCATTCAAGGTTTCTGCCACCAATATCAGGTCGAGGATTTCTAATTGTTACATCATCTCTTACGTCTGGTACTTTATTCTGAGGATGATTTTTAAAATCATATGCACCATCCCAACATTCAGGACAAGTGACCATATTATAACTATTTAATTTCATTATTCTATGTGCATATACAAAACCACATGTATCACACATAGCTAGAGCATTTTTATTGGAAGCCATTAGACATAACCTATTTTAGGTTTAAAATAGATACTTGCCCTTTCTCGATCTTCCTCCATTGCTCTCATTAGTTTTTCTTCATAATTCATCTTTAACATTTGTATTCTATCTGCAGGAATACCTGGTCTTTTCATAGATAAATAATATGATAAACCACATGTTAAAGCTGGTAAAAATCTTACTGGTACATCTGCATTTTGATCTGCAGATTTATTTACATCTTCTAATTGTCTAATACCTTCTACTTTTAAAACACCTGTAGAATTATCTGGAACAGGATAAAGATGTATTGTAGGATTATCTACATTACGTTTAATACTATATTGAGAAGGTCTACCTGTTTGTGATTTATTTGGAATAACATTATATTCTTCAAAAGATATTCTTTCTAATGCTAAATCAGAACTACTAGTATTTGCTGCATAAGTAACTTCTAATGCATCTGTTACTGAATCAGCTAGTGCATAAGTAGTTGTACTTGATGCTACAGTTACAGCAGTTGTAAAGGTAGACCATAATAAAACACCTCGATTCTGCCAGTCATTCAACATTAAATTAATTGAACGTCTAGCAGATTGAGGTGTATGTCCAAGAGTTTCTTCGCCACCAATCATTTCAGTAGCTTCTTGAATTACTTCATCAATATCTAAATTAAAATTATATGTACCTGATCTAGCCATTATTTCATTTTTTTCATTAAGGTTGCTAAATATTTAGAATGAGCAGCGTGCATTTTAGAAGCTTTATTTAAAGCTCCACTAATTTCTTTTAATTTATTCTGGACTGCTCCACCTTTATTAGCATATACTGTTTTCTTTTTTGTAGGTTTTTTATACATTTAGCATCTCCATCTTTTACGAGCTTGTCTTAATCTTGAATTAGGATTCTTTGCTGCTTTAGGAAACTTTTTCATTTGTCCTGCAGATCTTGCACAATAACTTTTTCTTCTTGCTGCTCGTTTACCTATAGGTTTTTTTTCTGTAACAGCAGTTTTTAGTTTACTTCCAGGATTTTGTTTTCTATATTTTGCTACACCTTTAGCAGTAAGTCCAGCACCAGATTTAGTAGGGCGTTTATGACCACCTTTAATAGTCATACCTTTCATATTACTTTTTTTTCTTTTTATTGCCATAATAAAAAATTAAATTTTACCACCTTTTTTATAACCATACATTATTTTTCCACCACCTCTTCGTTTAGGAAAACCAGCTTTCATATTTGAATAAGCTTTATCTGATATAGTGCTTTTTGATTTAGGTCTACTAATTCCTTTTTCTTTTCTTTTATTTATATTTTCATATAAAGACATAATATAATTCCTTACTTTTTAACTAAGCTCCCACCAAAATATAATCCTATAATTGCTGACATTAAATGTGTATCAAGAGGTGTAATAATAACTCCATTAAATATTTTATCCATTACCACTTCTTTCTTATCTATTAAGAACCAAAAGCCAGGTTCAAATTCTGTCCATGTAAGAACCACACTTACATCTGTAAATACTGGAACTAATTTTGGAAAAGCAATAATAAAGAATACAGCAGTTAGTGCAATAATTCTTCGTGTAAACTGAAATCCTTTATTATCATATTCTCTTGCTTTGCCAATTTCATCCATTTGAAATTTACCTCTAGCAAGAAGCATTTTTTGTTGATTAGCTTTATCTTTTGATCGTTGACCCCAGATGGTCATAACACCACCTAGTAAACTAGATCCAAGCATTGTCAACATTTCTATAGGTAAACCAGCTAACATAAATTAACTCCTATTTTTTCTTTTCACTCATCCAAAAACCTAATACACCTGCAGCTCCACAGCCAATTAGGCATACCATTTGCCATGTAGGATGAGGTACAATTATTCCACACATAGCAAGTACTGCTGCTATTGCTGAATAAGATGAGGGTTCTTTAAATCTTTCTACTATTGCGTTCATTTTACTTTTCCTCCATATTGTTTAGCAACTAAATGTTGCCCTGAATTATCTACTTTTCCTCCATATTTAGCTGTTTTTTTATGAGCTCCTTTCCTACCTCCAGATTTTTTACTTGATCTACTTATATCTACTTTACCACCTTTATCTCTTTTCTTTACTTTATACATATTTTCCTCCTTTTTAAATTTCTTATAAACTTCTGGCTCATTAATAGCTAGATAAGTTTTTTGTTTATCTGATTTAAATGGCACTACTTATACCCTTTACCATAACCACGTAATGCAGCTCCTACTCCTCTAGGTGTTCCTATTTGTCCACCATATTTTCTACCAACAACTCTATCTTTAGATATGTTCGCCATTTCAGATTTAGTCATACCTTGATAAACAGATTTTCTATCTTTAACTTTTTTAGGCATTGTAATTTGTTGTCCAGGTCTTATCTTATTAAGATCTTTTATTTGAGGATTAGCTTCTTGTATAGCTTTTAATGTAGTACCATTATCTCTAGCAATTTCTGAAAGAGTATCACCTTGTTTAATTGTATAAGGTTTAGTATCTTTTAATATTTTATCTATGATACTTACTACAGCACCAGTTCCACCTATACCAACAATAGCACCAAAGCCACCTTTTCTTAATTTTTGTATTCTTTCTCTATCTGCTGCTTTTAATTTTTTAAGTCTATTTTTAGCAGTATCTAATTTTTTATTAGCATTACTAAAACCATGATGTTTTATATCTTTTGTTTTTTGTTTATTTAACTGTTTAATATTATTTTCAACTTTATTAATTTTATCTTTATTAGATTTTAATCCATCCCAAAGTTTTTTAATTTTATTAAAACCCCATTTTGCAACTTCTTTTTTCATTACTTTACTCCTATATTAGACACTTCATTTAAGTTAGTTGAAAAAGATTCTCCTTCAGAATACGTCTCATCTGTTACAGCTTCTATAGGACCACCATGAACTTGAGGTCCTTTACGAGCAGCTCCAAAACCTTGACCAGTTGGTTTTCCATTTATCTCTTCAAGTTTTGCAGGTCTTTGTAGTATTGTATGTGGTCCTAACATTTTATTTTTTCCTTTTCTTTTTTTTCTTTTTATTTTTTGGTTTAGTTATTTGTTGTCTAATACTAGCTCTATTTACCATATCTAGCTTTTCCCCAACCTCTAGGTTTTTTCTTAGTTTTTTTTCTTTTTATTTTCTTTTCTATTTGCCCACCTTCTTTAAATAATGGTAGACCTGAATAAGCATTCATTATCATATCAGCAAGTTCAGTTGCAGTCCAATATTTAAATAAAGGATCTACAACTTTAGATGCATGAGATTCTTTATATTTATTCCATAAAGATTTTTTTTTATCTGCCATAACGAGCTTTACCCCAACCTCTAGGTTTTTTAATTTTTACATTCTTATTTTTCTTAGTTGTAGGCAGTTTAAATAATTTTTCTATTTGTTTTATATCTTCTTTTTTATCCCAACTAAAATCTTTAAATATATTTAAAATATTAGACATTAATTAGCTCCTTGTAGAACTGGATTAGGACCACCAGCAGGACTAGCTGGACTTTCCATATCATCCTGTCTAGTACGTCTAGCTTGATTACGTAATCCATCTATGGAATTTTTATACTTACCTTCCCAAACTTGAATAGTATTAAAATCTTTTATAAAATAATTAGCTTCTATCATACATGCATTAAATAAAGCATTATAACAAAACTCACTAAAGTAATTAGAAGTTGTTGCACTTGTGCCTGTAGCACTTGATAAAGCTAATGGTCGTTTTGTATATTGAATTTCTCCTGTTAATGTTGATGCAGGAGTAGGTACTATATAAATTGATGTATTATTTTTTCGTGCATAGTATCTGGGAGTACCAGTAGATGCACTTGCATATCCCCAAAAGTCTATAGCATATTCGTATGATCGTTGTAATAAAGGAGTTATATTAGATGAAGCACTTGTTTTAAAATTTACATTACGTATAACTAATGCTCCAGCAGGTAAACTTACTACTGGATCTGAAGCTGTAAATGTAAATGAAGAATAATAATCAAGCCCTGAATCATCTAATTCTTTCATTAAACGATTTTCAGCTTTTTCAATCATATAAGGAATATGATCTGAAAACTCTGTTGAATTATTCTCTATTGTATTTATAATGTCATCTTTAAGATAAGAATAAGCTGGCATGTAATTATCCTAATAATAAAGTTACGCCACCATTAGCACCTGGAGCTGAACAACATACTGTTGCATCACACCTAATACCCATTTCTCCTATATAAATATCTGCTTGTCCACTTGCAGGAACTTGAAATTTTATTTTATCTCCACCACTATCACCAATAGCAAAGGTTCCATTAACTGTTGAATATGCATGAATACCTATAATACGAGAAGTATTAGATGTTGTAACAATAACACCAGTACCTGCTAAAAATTTTGATGTAATATTTGTTGCCATATTTCTTCCTTTAAAGTGTATAGAGAGAGAATAATTTCTTATCCTCTCTCATATACTTATGGTTTATGCACCAGCATTTCCATACCAGCCACGCCAATCTGAAACACCAAAAGAATATCTTTCACGTGCTTTAAATCTTAGGTTGCCAGTATCGAAGTCTGGTTCCATTTTAGTTTGTAAAGGTGTTCTTGTAAACATCTTAGTACCATTAGGTACATCAGTTTTAATGAACCAAGCATTGGTATCAGTAAAACGTCTATTTACGAAGAAGCCATCTGGAAATACTCCCAAGTGTCTTACAGCGTTGATGTCATTATTAGCACTACCAGGTGTACCTGGAGTATTTAATAATTGATCTGCTGTAAATAGTAAATCAACAGGAACATGTAAAGATACTGCAGAAGCACCAATTAAGATACCTCTATCATCTTTTGTTTTCTGTATTTGAATTACTGCACTTTCTAAAGTACCTTCAGCTATTGCTGCAGCAGTTGCTCTATTGTCTTGAGTTCCATCAGCAATAGTTGGGTGAGAAGCACTAAAGAATGCTACACCATCACCAATAGCAGAAGCTCCAGCAGTAAAGCCATTATTAAAGACTTTAGCAGCTTTTACTTGCTTGGTGTTTGCCATTGCTCTTGCAAGACCTTTTGCACGTAACTTAGCGAAAGTATCATAGAGGTTATCCTCCATAGCTTCCTCTGTTACTGCAAAAGCTAGAGCTACTGTTTCGTTATCATAACGAGCTGTATATGATTCTTGTGCATCATCATAACTTACAGCAGCACCTTCTGTTTTATCTGGAGCAGTACCAAAACCTGTAAATAGAACTTCTTCCTCGAATGCTCGATCAGAATTTTCTACTTCAAATAATGGTTTGTGCTCATCATTAACTTCGCCATACTCTGTTCCAAAGACTGCATTCAATCCAGGAAGGAGTTCTTTGGCGATACTTGATCTATTTATAGCCATTTTCTATTTCCTTTCTATGCTGAAGATGCAGTCGCTGTAACGTAGCGATCTCTATGCATGTTTAGCCATACTTCCACAATAGGATAAGCATCTGAATCAGCTTCTCCATCATCTTGCTTCTTACCTATGACCCTGACTTGTTGTTCAGTTTCTGCTCCACTCGCTGCTAACATGTAGTAGCTTGACTGACCAGTTGTGGTATCACCAGAACTTGCAGTTGAACTTACAGTTACTGGATAGTTTTTAACAACCATTAGTTCGTTTGCAGACAAAGACAGACTACATTGAATGTAATATGTCTGATTTGGATCAGTTATGATAAAGAACTTAACATCTGAATATCCATTCGCAGAGGTTCCTGTACCCCAATACCTACTAAACTTTTGCTCTCCATTATACACATATGAACAGCCAGCAAAAATCCCAGAGGGTTTTAGCGTACCAGCCACATGTGGTTGAATAGTAGCAAGATTAGCACCAGGTAAAACTACAGGATCGCCAGTAAAAATATTATTATTACAAGCACCACCTGAAGTAGGTGAGAAAATCTGCGTAAAGGAACCAGTATTATAAGCTCCATCTTTTTTGCGAGCAGGAACAAAACCACGAAATGCCTTAGTTGTTGACATGTTTTGTCTCCTTTTCTAAAGGACTATTCCTGAAATCTAGGTGTTCGCCCTTTTATTGTTTGTGTTTTACTAGTATTAGAAATGGGCATTCTAGAATTATTACCTCTCATCAGTTGTGAATTAACTGCATCCATTAACTGATCAGATTTTTTTCTATAATGTTCACTTCTAGCTTTGTAGATTCTAGTAGGAATTTTTCCTAACGCAATATCTCCACGACAGATTGCTCCAGCATATCTACCTTCATCCCTAACGACAGATGTTGATCCAAGTTCAGGAACTTCGTCTTTTGAAACAAACTCCCATCCTTCTTGCAATTTCTTACCTATATATTTATAATCTTCTTGACCTTTAAGAGTTATTCTTAACCATCCAAGAGTCATACCTTCGTTGGCGAAACGATTTGTAATTGCTTCAGGAATATGAAGAGCATCTTGCTCCTCAAAAGTATATTCAGTTGTTTCTCTATCTAAGTTCTCACGAACTTCAGAACTACGTGTATTTGTTCGTGTCATAACTTTATCCTCCACGCTGCATATTAATTGTTGTATACTCACCTTCAGCTTTATCAGCTTTCAGTTTTTCTTCTGCATACTTTTCAAGTGGTACATTCCATTTATTAGCTAAACGAATATCTTCTTTAGATAGCTTAACTTTTTTATTGGAACCTGGAGAGCTGCGAGATGCTCCAGCTACTACTTGAGCAGGAGGTGACGTTTTCTCCTGCTGACGAACTTCCTCGTTGGTTGTTGAAAACTTATGAGGAAATGTTTCTTTTATCCTATTATCTACTTCCTGATAAAATTCAGGATCTGTAGGACTAAATCCTTCTTCTTTTAATTCTGCATCTATTGCTAATGCAGCAGCAGTCATTACTCTATCAGAACCAAACCACTCATTTTGAGATGCCCAGTCTTGAGCTTTAGGATCAGGTGTAGGTTGAGGTTGATATTGTGGTTGTTGTTGTCCTATACCTTGTTGGTTTTGTTGTGGCTGCTGTTGTTGAAACTGTTGTTTGTGTACTTGTACTGCTTTTAAATCAGTTTGTGCATCATTAAGTATTTCTTGAGCTTGTAAAACTTTTTGAGAATCACCTTCTTCGTGAGCAGCTTTATATGCATTACGTGCTAACTCTAATTTATCAGATAATTGTTTTTCAGTAGTATCTAAATTTACTCCTCTAGCACTTGTAAATTGTTGATGAACCTGATTTAGTTGTTGTGATAACTGTTCATTTTGTTGTATAATTTGAGCAATTTGTTCATCACGTTCTTTACGTTGTTTAACTAATTGACGTATTCGCTTTTGTGCTCCTTTAGTTTCAATACCTTCAAGCTCTGGAGGTACTTCTTTTTTAGGAGGTTCTTCTATTACTTCTTCTTCTTTTGGAGGTGGAGCTTCTTCTTTTTGTTCTCCTTCTACCTCATATTCTACTTTTTCTTTTTTTGTTTCTTCTGGAACGACTTCATTCCATTCTTCTTTTTTTTCTTCTTCAGACATAGTTCTTCCTTTCGTTGTTTACGAGACATACGACTTACGTATATACCTTATATTATACTACAAAAATTGAGTTAGTGCAAGTCCTATGCACTACCTGCATGTAAATTAAAGGTTGGATCTAGATCTTTTGGATGTTCCACACGCATAATAATTTGATCATCAAATAATAATATAAGACGAATACCCTTATATTTTATCTTTTGACCTGAATGTTTTCCATAACAAACATAATCACCTTTTTTACACCATTCACCTTTAGGAAATTTATCTTTATCTTGATAAGCTAAATCTCCTAGAGCTACCACACGACCTACTGTAGTAAGATAGGACATGTCTTCCTTTGTTGAATCAGGTAATAGTATACCACCTTTTGTCTTTTCTTTAATTGAGACAGGTCTTACGAGTACATGAAAACCTGGAAGTTCAGGTAGAATATTTGGATCACTTTGATCTTCTTCTGTAATCCACATATCATTCTTAATAGTCTTAGCTAATGATACCTGTTGCATTAGTCTTCCTCTTCATCTGAATAGATACGTTTCTTAACAATATCTGTTAGTTTATTTCTAGCCCATTCAATTCCATAAATGTGACCAACCAGTTGTCTGTAATGAGCAAAATTATCTGATTGCCCTTCGCAAACACCTGTTCTTAGTTTATTGAGTTCGTCATTAAATTCTTCAACGACCTCATCCCATATTTCCATTTAATCAGATTTCTGCACAAGCGTAGCAATTAATTTCTAATCCAACAGATATTTCTTTTATATTAGGTTTAGTCCACATTATCTTTTTCCTTTAGTTGGTGAAGGATACTTCCAAGAAGAATCTTCACGTTGATTTAACACACCTTGTTTAGGTTTACTTCCAAAGTCAGCTTGTGACATTTTAGTAGAATCTCCATACAATCCACCATCTTTATTTGGTACATGCATAGGTTTACCATCAGTAATACCTTTATCAACAGGATATGCTTTATTCCCTATTGGCATTATTTTCTCCTTTCATTTCTTCTTTTAATAGATCCATCATAATATCTATAAGTTTTAAACTTCGTTGTCTACTATCTAGATCTTCCATTTGTGAAATTTTCTCTAGAGCAGTCATACGAATTTTCTCTAGATCAATTTCAGCTTTCTGATCTGCAC